ATGTACATATTGAGAACCTACTTAAACCAGGTGCTATGGAAGATGCACTGTACTTTTTAGAGTATGGAGTAGACCTAGTAACACTAGTCCAAGGTATCCTACGTGGTGCTGTTATGGAGGGCATACACAGTATTGACGTAAGCCTTATCATTGCACCAGTTATACATGAGTATATCAAAGGGTTTGCTGATGCAGATGGAATAGATTACAAAGAAGGTTGGGAAACTGAAGAAGAAGAAAAAGCCTTGTCGTATAGACGTGATGTTGAACGTGCCAGAGAGCTTATGAAGAAGCTTGGTGAACAAGAAGATGAAGTTATTCCAACTACTATGGAAAAAATGACTGAAGAACCTGAGATGGAACCTGAAGTCGAACAGGAAGAACCAGCTAAAGCTGGTCTAATGGCGAGGGTATAATCATGGCGTTTAGTGCAATAGGTGCAATGGACTATGTAAAGTCTGTAGACGAGGAGAGAAAACGTAAAGAAGATCTTATATCTGCTCGTGAAAATGCCTTACTTGATTTGTATGTTAAGAAAGGTGGTACTACGTCTGGAGATACAGATAAAAAACAAAGTGCTGCTGAGTCCGCATTTAAATTACAGAAACGTATTGATAGTTCAGGTATTCAAGACGAAGAAACTTTGAACTATCTTAAAAATATTATATCTGATCCATTTGCTGCAGAGGATGTTTTAAAGTTTATTGATGATCAAGCTAAAAACTATGATAGAGTTATCAATCTTCAAGACTTACATACTTTAATTAATATCGTAAAAGCACCAACATCTGTCCAAGAAAAGATAGACATCTTTAAAGAATTTGAGTTAGTAGATCTTTCTAATAAAGAAGATTACTATAAACTAGCTGAAAAAGTAAATAAGATGACTACCAAAAATGGTCGTAGTGTGTTTGTTGATGTAAACCCAGAAGCTATTGCAAAGACCGACTTTACTGCAAGAGAAAAGCAATTTGAGGGTGTACGAAAACAAGTTATGCGTATGGCTCGAGTAGCTGTGGACAGTGGTCATAAAGAAGCTGAGAGAATTCAGTCTGAATTAAATAATCTAGGCTCAAATCAATCGGCATTGGTAGATAGGGCAGAAGATTATTTACTTGAAATGTTCATTACTCCAAAGTTTGTACAAGAACTCGAAGGTCAAAATCCAACTGCCTACCGTGGACTGTCTAAAAACCATTTGATCAAACCTTATCTTACAACTTCATTACCACAAAATCAGACAACGTATCCAACACCTACACAAAAACATATTGAAAGTCTAAAGAACAATCCAGACAGAAAAGCTGAATTTGAAGAAAAATTTGGACCAGGGTCTGCAGACAGGTACTTAAAAAATGACTAACTTTTTTGATCAGTTTGATCAACAAGAAGAACCAACGGGTAACTTTTTTGATCAGTTTGATCAGGAAGAAAAACCAACGGGTAACTTTTTTGATCAAGTAGATACTCCTTCTGTGCAACAGTCAGCCTTGCCTGATCCAGGTACTTACACAGAGAATGATATGGTCGAGAATGATCGTATGTTTTCTATTATTAATAAGTATATGACTGACCGCTATGGTGTTCAAGCCATAGAGGGTCTTAGTCGTGAAAAGATAGTAGATGACTTTCTAGATAACCGTCGTGGTGTATCTGCAGGTAACTCTGTACGTGGTTTGTCAGAGATGGATTATCTAAACGACATTAAAGACAACCAGGATAAATTTGCTAATGCGGCTGCTGCTGCATCTCTATTTGAGAATATGGCAGGACTTTACAGTTCTGAAACAACTCTGGGGGAAAAGATAAGAGGTACTGGTGACTATATTCGCACAGCAATACTTGACCCTATTAACTTAGTTGGTGGAATATTTGGTAAAGTTGTTGGCGGCGGTGCTGTACGTTTAGGCACTCAAGGTGCTAAAAAAATTGCACTGAAAGAGATGGCTAAAAAACAAGCTGCAGGTGCTAGTGCAAAAACTGTATCTGAAACAGGTAAAAAAGTTTTTATTAAAGCTGTGGATGCTGCAGGTAAACAAACAACTCAACAAGTTGCTGATTATACAGCTCGACTACTATCATCAAAAGGTCTTAAGCGTTTAGCACAGAAAGGTGCTTTAGCTGAGATTGCTGCTACGACTGGTGTTGAAGCCGCAGCTAGTGTCGGTATGGAATACCTGTATCAGGATGGCTTAGTTGAACTAGGAGTTCGTGAAGATTACGATAAGTTTTCTATGGGTATTGCTGCTCTGGGTGCTACTGCTATAGGTGCAGTGCAAGCTGGCAAGATCATGCTTCGTGGTACATCTGGTGTTGCTGCACCATCTGTTACAGTTGATATGCCTGAAGCTAAAGATGTAATGAAAGAGTTGTCAAAATCAATTAGTGATTATGTAAACACTCAAGTACCAAAAACAGGAACTTGGAAAAATAAAATTAAAGGTGGGGTAGAACTCAAAGATCTAGATACAGACTTCTTTGTAGATCTTCTATTAGGTCATGTGGATGATGATGGTAATGTAGCTCTAAAAGGTCTGGCTCAAATTGCTCAAGAACGTGGACTTGTCTGGTTTAAACGTGGTGATGATGATCTTTATAGTAACTGGATGGCTGATGTAATTAAACAGTCAGATCCAGCTGATATTAAAACCTTTATTAAATCTTTTGAAAAGGCTACAGGTAATAAACTAAAGCAAGCTAAAACACTAACTATAGAAGAGTTTGCAGATACTTTTGCACTTAAAATGAATGGCGCTGCTAGAGTACTTAATGCTGCTTCTCAAGGTTCTAAACTAAATGGCACAGCTATTAAAGATGTGCAAATAGCTGAGATGATTGATGCTGCACTTGATTTAGGTTTATTAAAGAAAGTTGATGAATCTAAGGTAGCAGGTCTTTCAGAGAAACTACCAGACTTTATTCGTAATAACCAAAACAGAATGGTTAGGATGCTTGTATCTAACCCATCGACTAGTGCTCTTAACATGATTGGTTGGGGTGCTAACGCAGGTATTAATGCAGTATCTGATGTAGCACTTATGACATTACATGCTGGAAAAGGTACATTAGCTAAAGCCATTGGTATGGAAAAAGCGGGTGCAAAATCTTATAAAATTGCAAGGGCTTTATTTGAGTCTAATGCTTTTCGTATGAGACTGTTGCTTGATCCAGATATGACTCATGCTGCGTTTGAATCTGCTCTTACTAGAAACTCTAAAGCACTTCAGCAATTAGCTAGTACACTACCTGGTGGTGTTGAAAATGTAACTAGACTTGTTACTGATGGTAAGTTTACCCCTAATCAAAAGTTATTAGGTCAGACAGTTGATGACGGTATAGACTTTATTCAATCACTTACTTTTGTTAAAGCTCAAGACAGCTTTACTAAATCACAAGAGTTTATCTTTCAGATGGATAAACAGTTAAGACTTGTAACTGGCAAAGGTTGGACAGAGTTTTATAACTGGGAAGATGCCTATAAGTTTATGTCTACGAAAGAGTATGCACAGATTGAAGCCAAGGCTGTAAATAGCACCTTGGAAAATATCTTTAGTAAATCTTATAAAGGCTCTGGTCTTGTAGGCGAAGTTGCTGCTGTAATTGAAGATGCTAGAAACATTCCTGGTATTGGTTTGCTTGTTCCTTTCGGTAGATTCTTCAACAACACTGTTGATTTTGGATTACAATCCACTGGACTTTCTATTGCAGGTAAAGCAGTGGGCAAATACTCTGATAAAAGCTATGGTGAATTGTTTACTAAGGCTGCAGTATCTTGGGGTCTAGCCTCTGCTATGGTTCAAAAAGAAAGTGAGAATCGTAAAGCTGGTTTAGGGTTATATCAAGAATCTATTGGTGGTGAGGTCATAACTCGTCAGTATGACTACCCAGTTTCATTCTTTAAAGCTTGGGCAAGAATTGGTTCCTACTATATGGACGGGGAAGAACCACCTACAGAACTACTTACACAAGTTGCTAAAGACTTTACACTGGAAGGTGTTTTGAGAAACTTAGACAGAACTCAACAAGATGTTACAAGCATCTTCTTCCACATGTTCCAAGGTGATATGAAAGACTCATGGAGAGCTTTTGGTAAATCTATGGGTGGTCTTGCATCACAACAAATTTCAGCTGTTACACGTTTTGTAGAGCCTGTAAATACACTGGCTGGCATTGCTAGGGGTGAACAAGCTAGACCTATTGATAGGTATCAAGGTAATAAATTCTACAATGACTCTGTTCGTTATATTGATAATATTATTCCACTATTTACTGGTGAACCAGTCGGTGAGACACTCAAGCAAGCGGCGACAGGGGAAGCTGATATTACATCTACAAAGTCATTAGGTGTAAGAACTATAAGGCTTACTGATACACAACGTGTTATGAACATGATGGGTTATAATCAGTTTGATATTAATGCTGCTAGAGCAGTAAGAACAAAAGCACCAGAAGCTGCTAATGAATATAACGGTATCTTGTTTGATATTATTGAAGCAAAAGCTTCTGCTTTGATGGATAGTAAAGCATTTAGAAAAATGCCAACTGAAGATCAAAGATTATATTGGAAAAAAGAGGTACTACCTGAAGCTCAAGAGTTAGCCAAAACTTTTTTATATTTACAGTATTCGGGACCACTTGATACTATAGATTTGCAGTATGAATTAGCAGGTAAGTACAGTAATAAAAAACTTGATGATGCCATTGAAGAACTAAACTTTGATGGTGAGATTGGGGATATGACACGAGGTGAACTGTATGTTCTAAAAGAATACCTCTCAACAATAGATCAAATAAAACTATTAAAAATTCCTGCAGAAGTTGGGGCAGGTCAATACGGTAAATAAAATAAAAGGGGGCTTCATGGCCCCCTCTTTTTATGTCTCATCATCTAACATGTAATCTGCCCAATCATACGCTTGTCTTTTTATTTCACGCATGTCATTACTTGCCCTAGCACCTGCCAATAAACCACTTAAAGCCTGACCCGCCAAGTAAATTCTGGGGGTTAGGCTTTTTTCTGCAGGAGCCTTACGCTTTTGCTGCGTAAACTTCTTGGCTTCTTTCTCTAAGTTCCCTTTCAACCGTTAGCTCCTTATTTTTGAAGTAAGCCTTGTTAAAGCCCACTTCCCAATCCCTAAACTCTTTTGTGTTATCTTGGTAGGGATTAACCAAGTTTCCCATAAGGAAGGCTTGATAGCCCTCGTTAAACGGATTTATTTTTTGCTTTGCTGTTGTATAAGTGCGTCCAGATACCATCTTGCTTTCCTCAAGTCTTCTAAACCATTTTTATAGCGCCAACGATGTAAATACTTCGTGACGTTACCACGATAATAACCTATTAGCTCATCATCCGTCAAGATATCTTTGATGTAAGTAATACATTCAATATCACCTTGACCGTAGTGAAGAGGTTTATTTACATTGTCTGTCATAGAATTATAAGCTCCGCTTCTGTATATGGGATGTGAAAGAACAACTCACCTTGCCTAATGTATCTACCTTTTGCTTCACCAAGACTTTCTTTAGTTAGTAGGAAGTCTCTGATACGCCAAGCTTGTTTAAGATCTTTACGAAAGACGTAAAAGTTTAACACTCCGTTCTCACCTTGATACTTATCAAGTAGACGTTGCTTACGTTCGGGGATACGTATCTCTCTCCAATCCACAGGCCAATCACCATCCCAAGCCACCTTAACTTCAGCTTCATTGAAATATGTGTAGCCGTGTTTTTGAGATACAACATCGACGTGATAATTCTCTTCAGTACTGACTAGTGTATGACCTTTCTTTATAAGGTACTCTGTAAGAGCATCTTTGGCTTGTGAATCATATGCTTCATATAAAGCACGATTAAAACTCTTTCGGACTGGTTTCAATGAGAAACTCCTTTAGTTCTGTGTACCCACCTAAATGAGTACCATCGGGTTTAAAGATTTGTGGTACGGTAGTATACCCTGCTTTTTTAAGTAATGTCAATAGCCACTTACTGCTATCTGTTTGAATATTGTATTCAGTAAAGGATTGGCCCTGACCTTTTAAGAAGGCCTTGGCTGAGTCACAGAAGTTACATTGGTTTCGAGATATTACTACCCACATTTTCTTGCCTCCACAGCAATTCATACTTAAGTTTCTTTTGTTCGTATTCGGACATTATCATCCAGTCACGTATCTCATTTAGTGTCCTTCTACACCC